CTAAGGTTGTGAACAATAGCCTGGTTAGCAAATGGGGGCGATACACCTTCAACCAACTTCAACCACCAGCCAATGTCGGCTCGTTTAACTATCGAGGAGTAAACCTTTACGCCAAGAAATCTAACGCGCCTAGTGTTTACTACTACAGTTGGTTGGGTTATACCCTTTTGTCATGGGTTGTGCCTGGCACAGGGTTTAACAGTTCTCGAACCGCAACCCACATGGTTTATGAGTTTAACGTTGACACGGGGGTAATGACACTTGTTTACAAGCAGCCTCCACTAAACGTTGACTTTGTAAACGATTTGGGCGGTAACGTTGCAACTGTTGACCTCAACAAATTTGCCCCTTGGTACGGGTCTATGGTTAGATATCATTCGGTAGCCACAATCGTTACACCGAATGGGGAAAAGTTAATGAGTTCGACGGCACCCAACCAAGAGGTGTCTCCACTTAACTCAATGATTGAGTACCACACATTCGATCTCATTAATGGAACACACCTTACCACAGCAGAACAGCTGTTGTCTGGCGATCTCAGTTACGACCGGCTTAAAGTAAATGCCTGGAACGTAAGGTCAAGAAGTATTCAGACTCCTATCCCAATTGGTGTTGCTAACCGTTGGGTTGCTTATGAGGGGGATGGAGAGAACTTCATGACCCAGACGACTATTGTTGCTGATAAAGCGGCAGGGTTGCCTTATCCGGAAATTGTTTGCCGGGAAGTAAGCGGCGGGTATGCAATTCGTCCGGCTGTCTTTAACAAGGAGCTGGCGCCGTTGTACTCGAGACCGCTTACTAACAAGGTTTACAAGACAAACATGTCTAACCTTGAAGGAGTTATCTCCGGGACTGGTACTGCTGCTGAGTTGGCTAGTCGTGGTGTGGACTGTGGGACCATGAGCTTGAGTGCGTGCGGGTTCTCATCCGCTGCTTACCCAAGCTACGCACCACTAACTACGTTCCCGAGTGCTGCATTTCGGGCGCTTAATGAGCAAGGTGCGTTCCTGTCTTTTCCTAAGACCTTCACCAAAAAGCTGGATGTCATTAATCAGCGCATGATGTATACGCCAAACGATTACTACGGGCTGGCTCCAAGCATAAAGGATAAAGCGAGAGCGCTTATTCCAGCGGCTAAGCAAAGTGCCTACTGGTCATTTTCGTTGTTTGTTTTAAACGATGAGGCCGGCGGTGTTTTCCAGGGAATGAATAAAGCGTTGCTGTATGTTAAGTACCCGACCACCGCAGCCGCGAATACCGGTACTTATGACGCTCAAATATTCTTGGTTAACTTAGTAGTAGAAGCTCCTACTTCAGCTCACCCAGGTTGTCATTTGATCACTGACTTCCAGATTGTTGGGAATACCCAGGTTTATCTGCAACATTACAGTTTATCTGTGGGGCTGATGGGTGGGCAGGTACATTTCTCGAACAGACCTTTCTTTACGTTTTATCGGAACGGAAATGTTTTGAAATGCTTCCTAACTTCTGGGATGACTGCGTTTGGGGGTACTTTTGATTGCACTGTTTTTGATCTGAACATTGCAACAGGCGCCTTTAGCCAACTGGGTGCCGATCATGCTGGTGCTAGCGTCGGTGATATCGTTTGTGCAATCCCTAGAGCCGGGTTGACCAAATACCGTATCGATACTCCTGATACGTATAACGCGTCTGTAAGAGACTGGACTAACACGGGTGTGTCTACTGACCCATCGGGTGGCTCATCTCGAACGATGCCATTGGTTCGCCCTGACGGAGGAACCGACTACTATTCAGTGATCACCAGTTATCCGGAAGTTGGTTGGGCTATCTTCATTTTGGAAAACGTTGAGGTGATGTTTAACGGTACTCTTTATCGGATGCCGCTTGGAACTATTGACTTACGTGATATTGATCCAGCACCGCAGAATAAAACCTTTTGGTTATACGCTACGGTAGAAGATCAGACAACACGTTATGTAGTCAGTAGCGTCAAACTTCGTCACTCCAACACAATGATCCTTGGTGCGATTATTAAAACTGGTGCAAACCAAATCTTGACTATTGAACGCCGCCAGTCGTTTATGATCGGTGATCTTGAGTTGAGTTACAGTCGTCAAGGTGGCAGCATTCCAATTAGTTCTGGGTTCCCACAAGAAGACGGTAGTTTTATCTTCTTGAAAGAGTCCGAGTTGCTTCCGTAACTTTATGTACCTGGGGTGGGGGATTTCCCTTGCCCCGGGCTTTAACAGGAGTGGGTTATGATTATTCACGGTGGAGAACCACCTTTTGTAGAAGAACCTAATCCAAGGTTTGGCGGAGTCATCAGAAAACTCAACGACCTGGCTTACGTTGTTCAAGAGCAAACGGCTAGCTACAACGATTCAACTAAAACAAAGCTGTTAGATTTCCAAAGCAACATTAACAAATTCGTCAATGATGTGGTAATCCCCATTGCTAACCACATTGCTAAGCAGGGGGCGGTCCACGGAGAAACAAAGACAACCGTAGGCCTTGGTAAGAAAGATAACTACCGCACAGCTACACTCGCGGAACAGCGCGCACTGACTGATGTAAACGCCTTTGTTACTGTACAAGGTGCGTTTCAGTCTATTGCACTAAACCAGCCTGTTTTTAATAGTGACGGTTACCAACAAAACAACGTCCTTCAAATGGCGTCGTATTTTTATCCAGACGGCTATCCGACTTCCCCACCTCCAACGGTAGAAGCAATACGTTATCTTGGTGTTGCAGGAATGGACAACCGGGCTACCATCTTGCTTAACGCTGACCGCATGGTGTTCTCAGTTCCTCAAGACGACACCGTATATGCCAGGGATAGTTTGTTCTTGAGTGGTCCTGCGTTAGTTACCCGCAAGACTCAACTGGAAGAAATCCCAAACGTAGTTGGTAGCCTGGAAGGACTTTGCTGGAATGGGATCGCTGCTAAATCCTCAACTGGCAAAGTAAACTTCTTTAAGTCTATCTCGGATAAGCACATTTACGAATTTAAAGATCAGCTTGGTATGTCTGCCAGTCTGGCTCGGTCGTATTTGCTCTTTAGCTCGTTTGGCGATGCGGTTTATAAAGGTCTGGCTGCCGCGGCATCATTGCCGGATGCTAATACACTGCTAGTGGAGCATAAGGGGTTTCAGGTAAATGCCTTTGATGCGGACCCAACACTGGTCCCGATCATTGGTAATGATTACCAGGCTAATTATGCGACCATTGGGGTAACCACCACCGCATCATTCCAATTACCGCATTCTTATTACGTAGGCAACTTCCTTAGCCTGCCTGCCGGCGCTACGGCTGTCTTTGATCCATCCACACCTCCTGTCATTGGGATGTTCTGGAACGCTTTGGATTATGAGGCACGTGTGTTTATCGCGGCAAAGGTAATGGTTACTCTTGCTAATGGTAAACAGATTGCTCTTACACTCCGTTTCATGGATTCCATCATTCCAGGGACACTGCGGGCAGGTGGGGTGGCTTCTGTTAAGACGGTGGGTACCTATGTCCAGGATTCCATTGACGCTAATGGCGTTCTTTCGACTGGTGCCCAATGGTTTGAGCTGTTCGATGCTTACAACATCAACTCGCCTATTCATAACCCTGGTGTTGTGCTTGGTACTGGTGAGCTGGTGCGTGGTGTTGCAACAAAGAACGCGCTGCGGGTTAAGCGGTTTGATACCACCTTTAAGTCTTTTAAAGACTGGGCTACTGGACCAAGACCGTTTGTGCATGCGTCAAGGGCTTTTACGGAACACGTAACTCCGGCCAGACATCTGAGCTTTACTGCTTTGCCAGATCGAATTATCCCTTTGCGTAAGAACAACATTGGGACAAACTATTTGGCTTATGGCCTGGACCCTAACACTAGCAAATATAACTGGTTAGAACTCATCTGGGACGTTGGCAATGTTAACGACCCGCTGATTAATAACCGTTACAGTGTTAAGGAACCTTTGACTATTATTGGTCGAAAAGACATGTGGGCGTTTCCTAGCGGGACCTCCTCGTACATTGCCCAAGGCAACACGGCAATAAACTCTAACGCATTGGTGTTCAACCGTTATAACTCTTACAAGGGTTATCAAACGTTTTCGTACGTGGACGGCACACTGACATTGCAAAACCCTGTAGCACTGAATCCATCTAGTCTCTTGTCTATTCAAAGTCGAGCGGCAGATTTCATTGGCAGGGCTGCTGTGGTCAACCCAGACCCTCGTCTGGTGGCATTGCGTGAGCTACAGATTCAAGTGTATGCACTGGCTTACAACAAAGCCGTGTACGCTGTCTCAGACGGTTTGGGTTATGTGGAAATTGGTATTGCCCCGTACAGCATTGCTAATGGGTTGTTTACATTGGACTTTGTTAACGGTGCTCTGGCACAAACTCCTGTAACCGCTCCTGTAACCGCTCCGTACGGTAACTCGCGTACTTCGGCATCAGGTGACAGTGTTGCTATGGTTTTCAGTGACCTTATTGCGTATCGCTCTGGCTCGGATACCTTTGATGTCGCTATCAACCGTGTCTATGGTAACGTGTACGGAGATGTGGGTTTCCGCATTACCGGATTGTCAACAGCAAATCCAGCCGTTGTGGGACGAGTTAATAACCCCGCTCGGTTGTACAGCAACATGAAGTCTGTGGACATCGTTGAAGAGTTGTACCCACCATTTGTGCTGCACGAAATTGGGTTGTTTATCTATGACCCTAGTCGTGATAGTCGCTTCTCTACGTTAATGGTGCAGTTGTCGGCTCCTTCTGTAACTCTTGATCCCTATTCCAAAAATGACAGTGGTTGGGTCTATTTGCCATCTGGGATTAAAGTGGTTATTGCAGGTACTGGTTACACCATTTACCAAGGACAAAGCATCAAAGTAAATCCTAGCGGTGTTACTTACTGCTACCTGGCCAAAACTGGGTATGGGTTGTCTGCATTTGGGTCTGACAAGATTCGTGAAGTTAGCAACTCTGAGGTAATGTTTGGTGTGGCTACTAACGGTGTCTTGGAAATGAACCGTAATTACTTGGTTGTTGCTAACCATTTGGTGAGCAGTTCAAGACGTGGTACCGCAGTGCCTTACTTTGAAGATGACGGCGCATTGGGACCTAACAAGTTCTTTACGCAACGAGACCGCATTTAAATATAAACCCCTACCCCTACAGGCCAAAAGCCTGTAGGGGTAGTATGGGTGCGTTTCAACTTGGTAGAGGAGGAGTAGTGTAACCATTACCGTTGTCAACACCACCATGGAAGTGGAAGTTAAGACTTACAGTCATGGTACGAACGTCTGTCATGCCAATAACAGTACCAGTGCTAACACTGTTACCAGTACGATCCACGTCACCCATATGTTTGTACATACCAGTTTGAGTGTAATCGCCAACCTGAGTATAGTTGCCAATTTGTTCAGTATCACCAGTTCGTTCAACCTTACCTTTCCATTTGGTAAGACCGATATCCACTTCAGCCGTTTCCGCTTGAACAAAAAGGGCTTTAGTTTTAATCGCAATCATTTCATCAGCAAAGAGCTGTAAGTTCTCTGGCAGATAAAG